GAGTCCATCGTGCGAACCACCACCCCGTCAATCGTCTGAATCGCGGCCTTCCCGTGAAGGTGTCCCGTCAGGAACTCCTTGACGATAGCCGTCCCCCACTCCACTTCGCATTGCGAACTCATCGCGCCCGGCAACCGCTTCTTGCCCTTGTCCCCGTGGTCAAGTCCGATGAGACACCGCCCCCACTGGAAGAACTTGGTGGACGTGAACCGCTCGTCTATCATCACCCGTTTATCGTTCTCAAACTTGATAACCAACGCTTCCTGCAACGCAAAAGATAGGGTCGCGTCGTGATTGCCCGGCACGATATACACCCGCGTCGGCATCGTCGCGGCACTCGTTGAAATCAGGTCAATCAGCAAGCGTGTCCCGCCGCGATACATCTTCGGGAAGCGGCTGTCGTAGTCCAGCACCGTCCCCTTCGTGGTCATCCCGCGCCCGTCGTGGTGGAAAAAATCTCCTCCCACCACAAACGCTCGCTCCCCGACGCCGCGCCTATCTCCCTCTGCCATCAGGTGCAACACGCCCGCCCCGAGTGTGTCGAGCGAAATCGGCGTATCCCACGCCCCGCTTCCCGTCTCGGCGGGCCACGCCAGCTTGCCAATGTGCGGGTCGAATATCGCCACGGCTTGTAGAATCTCCGCGTCCCCTTTGTGCTTCGGGTACTTGAGGATGGCTGGCGTACCGCGCAACTCCTGCAACATCGCCTTCACCACGTCCTGCGTGGACGGCCCCACCTTCCGCTTGAAGCTCGCGGAGATGTAGAAGTTCTGCGCGTTCCGAATCTTCCCGTCCGCGTCCTTCACCTTCACTTCCCACATCCGCGTCTGCGGCTTGTCCACTTCCCACACGGACATATCCACCTTCGCTCTCGCTATCAACTCATCCAGCGTCCGAACCTCTAACCCGTTCGTCGTGACGGAGAGCGTGTCCCCGTCCTGCTCCACCTTCACGGATTGGATGTCCTGCGTGACCTCTAGCGGGTCAGCGACGGGCGGGAGATGGGTCAGTCCGAGCGTGGCCTTCCGCATATTGAGCGCGGGGACGCTGCGGGGCGCGAAGTGCTTAGGCCATTGCCGCGCAATCTTCGTGACGGACAGACGGGCCTCGGCTTGGACGCGCAAGTGGGCGTCTTCCTCTGCCGTCCAGAACACGCGGTCATTGCGCGGGGCCATTAGTAGGTCAACCGGAGAGGGTTGCTTGGCACGTTCCCGAGGTTCCATTCGCGCCACGGGGAGTAGCCGTCAGGGATGCCGCCGTCTTTGTCGCGGTCTACCGAGATATGCAACGCGCCCAAGCAGACATCGCAGACGGGAATCTCTTTGCCGTAGCCCGTCCCTGCACACGAGGGACACACGACTAACGCGGTCGTTTGACTCAAAGGGCCACCGCCAGATACACCACGGAACCGCCCACAAGCACCACGCCCACCACGACGCCGCCAATGAGGACGCCGCGCCAGAACTTCTTACGGCCTTCCTTGCGCTCTGCGTTCGCCACCGCTTGCCACGCCTTCACTGCACTATCTGAGGCGGCTAACGCAGTGTTCGTCGCCACGCGCTCTAGGGCGTTCGCCGCTATCAAGTCTCGCGTGGAGGCTTGGAGAGAATCGTAACTTGTCACGACTAACGTGACACGCGCCCGCATCACCGCGTAACCCGTCCGCAGTTCCATCATCGTCGCGTTGGAATCCGCAAACACCGAATCGGTATATACAAGGACTTGTATAAGCGAGTCGCGTTGCGCGGCGGCTTTGTGGTCGCGCTGAATGACGATGCGCGTAATGGTGTCCCGTTTGGCGAGCGCGGAATCTCGGGCGTAGCGCATCTGCCGCGAATAGTTCGACACCTTGTAGGCTTGGTCGCGGATAATCTCGGTGCGGTCTGTCCCACAGCTTCCCGCCGAAAACGCGACGAACAGCAAGACCACGACCACCAGTAACTCGCTGACGCGCCTCACTTCTTTTCCCACTGGACGCATCCAAAGTCTGGCTCCACGACAATGAAGCCGCCGCGTATTGGACTGGCCTTCGCGTCCTTAACCAGTTCGCGTAACCGCGCACATCCGAGGCGTCCGGTCATATCGCGGATAATCTCTGCCCACTTGCAGGTTGAGCAACGTCCGTCCATCTGTGCGGCTCCGTGTTGGGTTGACGCAATACGGGACGACGAAGCGGGAACGCGCAATGCCTACGCGCTAGAAGTCCGCAACGTGCAACGTCACCGCATCTGAGTCACGCAGTAAGTCCATCAGTTCTTCGAGGGCCATTTTTGATCCCGTGACGCCCACCTTCCCGTTCATCCCGCCCACCACATCGAACGCCGTCCCCGTCAGGATGCACCCTTCCGAGTCGTGGATGTCGTTGCCAGAGTGGATACGGATGGCACTCCGATTCGGGACGCCGAACAACTCCCAGAGCTTCACGCCGAACTTGGGCGAGTGCGTCAACTTCATCTGGTACACGCCCGCTTTGATGTAACTCATCTTCCCGAAGCCGTCCGTATAGGGACGCTCTAGCGCGACACAGATAGGGCCATCGGGGCCGATGAACACGCCGTAGGTGCCCCACGTCCTATGGTCAATACGCTTGAACAGCAGGGACTTAATCGGCATTGGGCTTCCCCGCGAACTTCCCTTCGACGAACCCGTTAGCTCCCGCGAACGCACCAAAGATGAGCGCGACAGCGGTGTAGGATTCTGGCGGCGCGTGGTTCAACGCGAGCAACGTCACGCACGACATTGCGTAGAGCGCGAGTGCGGACTTGCGACCCCCGAGGCGTTGCATCAGCAGTCCATATCGTTCGGGTACTGACGACACACCAACTTCTGCACCATAGCTTCTGTGCGTTGCGAGGAAGCGCGAATCGCGTCCAACTCTCGGTTCAAGTGGCCCACAGAATCCATCGCGGCCCGTACTTCGGTCTTGTCCGCTTTCTGTGTGTCCGTGTGTCGCAAGTCCGCGTAGCCCAACGCGAACGTCACCGCGGTTCCGAGGAGCCACGCAAGAGATTTGAGGGCAGGTAGGTAGCGGTCAGGCACGGGCGCAGTTCCATAGGTCGGTGAAGGGGAGCGAGACATTGGCGGCTCACGGATTCATTGCAGGCGTTGCGCCAGCGACTCCGGCGTTTTGGAGGAACTGCGCGAACGACCGCTTGGTGGACGGAGCGCGGAACTTGTCCATCTCGCGCAACATATTGCCACCATCAAGAATGGAGGCGCGTTGCACGGTTCGGAGCGGGTTCACCATCCCCACCACACCACCAGACGCCAACGGACGCTTTAGCGCGGCCTCAGCCCCAGACACCGCCAACTCACGGGCCTGCGGGGATGCCGTCTTCAAGTATTCCAAGAGACTGCGGGGGCCACGCTCTGCCAACGCTTCGAGCGACGACAACGCATTCCCAGACCGCGCCCCGAGAGACATCGCGTCAGCGCCCCGCGCCATCGCATCCTGTAGCCCAGACTGCGCGGCGTACTCGGCATTGGCCCCGCCAAACGTCGGCATCGGGCCACGGGGGCCAGAGACCGCTTCGCCAAACTGTTGCTTGGCCGCTCCGTAGTTGCGAGCCGCGACATCTGTGAGGTTGTCAGCCGCCGTCGGCATCAACGCACGACGCTGTGCGTCCGTCAACGCCTGCGAGATTTCCGAGAGAAAGCGCGGGTCGTTCACAGGCATATCACGGAACTCGCGGTTCTGTTGGAGCATCTTCACAATCCGCGCGATGTCCGGCTCATTCAGTGCGGCATCAAGTTCTGGCGTGATGGGGGTCGTCATATTCTGGAACCCTTCACGCTCGGCTTGTGCATACAACGGACGAGTGGCGGCGGTGCGCTGATTCTGGAGGCCAGCACTCAACTCCTCGTATCCGGGATTCCGACGGGCGCGAAACATTGTCCCGCCGACATCCGTGACCTTGCCAAATGCACCGCCAAGACCAGCGCCGACTGCGCCAGTGAGCAAACGCTCGCCAAACGTCTTATCCGGCTCTGCGTCCAACAGGTTGAGTAGGCCGCCATATTTTGCCCCTTGCGCCGCCTGACTACCGGGAAGCGCACCAGCGGCGAGTCCGCCGCCAATCATACGCAATCCAACCCGCGAGACTGGATTCACTTCTGCTTGTGCTGACCGAATGTCCCCCAACGCTTCGCCGTATGACTGACCTTCCACGGGAAGTCCAAGGCGTTCGCCAAGTGTGGACGCACCTGCCCGCGCCCCGGCCTGCAACGCTTCGACGCCCGGAATGTCGCGGCCCAGTGCGGTGATTGCGCCAAGTCCACGGATACCAGCCCCGCGAAGCCCTGACGTGTTACGCTCTGCGGCGATTTCGGCGTCTGCCATCTCGCGGTCATTCGTGTTGAGGCGTTCCATCCGACGACCCAAACGGCCTGACTGGTACTCGGCCTGACGGGTCGCTTGTCCAATCGCGTGTTCTTGCCCTGTCTCGCGCAAGTATTGCTCATACTGCGCGGCTTCGTCCATCTGGTTCGTCTCGCGCAAATACATCAAGTATTCGTGCGGGAGCGGGGGAGTGGGACTGGTCACGGCGTGCCTCCGCGCTTTCGCGCTTGCCATTCCGCGAAGCTCGGCGCGGGTGAGGCGTTAGGTGTTCCACGTGAAACAGGCGAAGCACCGCCGCGCAGTTCGTCCAGCGTTGCGCCGTTCTGCAAGGCGTTCAACACAATCTGCAACTCACGCTCTAGCGCATCCAAGTTGGACTGAATCTTCTCGGGCGTGTCATACACGTTCGGAATGAACGCCGCCAAGCGCGGGAACTCGGAAATGGTCACAGCGGCACCCGAGCGGTCTTTAATCGTCATCGAAGCGAGATTCGCCAAGTCCTGACGCACGGCGACACCTTGTGGGTCAGCCCGTTGGTTCACGGCATCGCCAATCAACCCCATTCCCGGCAACGCGCCAAGACCGCGACTGATGCCCACGGCGTTCGGGTATCGACGCAATCCTTCGCGGGCGCGACGAATCAAATCAAGCTGGGCCGTGCCTTCTGCAATGCGCGTGCGAGTCGCAGCCGTCGTGCGGTCTTGTCCCGCCTGCTCTGGTTGCGTGAGTCCTGCGATATCTCGCGCAGTCCCCGAATCAAGGTCAACAATCTGACCGCCGATAACCTGTGTGCGCGGCTTCTGCTGGGCAGGCGTCTGCGGGACTTCCGGCAACCCCTCAAGCGGTGCGACTTCGCCCGTATCCGCGTTAATGCGAACACCGCGCTTCAAGTCCACCTGCCAACGGGGAGCGCGAGTCTCGGGCGTCGGGTTGTCTCGCGTGGAAATCTGCGACTCAATGTTGCGACGATTCAACGCGTCGAGCTGACGCTTGGCTTTGCGGTCTTCCTCGGCCTGACGCGCACGAATGGCCTCCTGCTGTTGCGCCAAGCGGTCCTCAAAGCCCAACTGTTTCCCATCGTTATACGAGGCCACCGCGTTACCCGCGAAAGGCAACGCCCCACCCAAGAAATCCAGAAAGGATGCCATCGGTTAGCCCTCCATCTTAATGGGAGCCACTTTCTTGGGCTTCGGCGGGTCACGGCGCAACACCGGAGTCGGGGTCACGCGACGCCCTGCTTGGGTCGCCAAGCGGTTCACCACGTCCATTCCCTGTGCGGCACGTTGGGCGTAGATATCCCCGACGTTGCGCTGACCCTGTGCGCGGTTCGTGGCCCGCCATTGCGCGTCATCCATACTCCGGTTCAACGCATCGTCCATATACCCACCACGGGCGGCGTCCAACTGCAAGTTGCGCTGGTTCGCGAGATTGCCGAAGTCCATCCGTAGGGAGCCGCTATTCAGGCGTCCCGTGCCTGCGGCGTAGCGGTTCGCGTCCCGCAAGCTGGCCTGATACGCCGGAGCGGTGCTTTCCGCAAAGCGGTTGAACTGGCGTTCCGCGAGCGCGTTACGATCCAGTTGCGGGCCGTCGAACTCGCCCAGAGCGCGGCGTTCCTGCGCCAACGCTTGGTTGTTCGCGTAGGCTCCGTATGCGCCCTGTCCGAGGGTCAGGAGGTTCTGCGGGTCTTTGAGCCACGAGCCCGCGCGGTCGAGCCACGAGCCACCCTGTGCGGCCTGCGTCATCGGTGCGCCACCGACGGGAACCGGAGCGGCCCCACCCGGCATCAGTTGTGCGCCCACGTTCTTGACGCCCTGCCACGCGGCACCCGGCAAGGACGACCCAGCGGCAGACGCGGCGCGAGCGGCTTGGAATCCGGCGTTCGCGGTCTGCGCGAGTCCCCCGACAGCAGCCCCTTCTGCGGCTCCTCGGAGTCCCTGCCCGACATCGAACCCGACGCCGCCCTTCCCCTCGCGGTCTAGTCCCTTCATCGCGGCCCCGACAAGGATAGGCGCGGCGAGTCCACCCGTAGCAAGCGAGGCAAGCCCCGTCGCAATCGGCGTGATAACCTTTTTGTTCCTGTCCCAGACGCCTGCAATGCCGCCTCGGGAGAGCTTGGATTCGGCGCGGTAGCCCTGTTCGGCGCGTTGCTCGTTGCGCCACGCCTTGCGCCGCAGCTTGGCCTTGCGCCCTGTGCCGGGGAACAACCGCTTGGACTCCTCTTGGAGTTGTGCGCGGTACGCCTTGTCATCAGCCATCAAACGTCCGTGCGGGGTAGGCCCGCTGCCGAGGATACGAACAATATAGAGCCACTATCGCGCAGACGCTACGCCTGTGCGGGTTTCACGTAGGTCATCGTCTGCGGGTCCAACTGCCAGCCGTCCTTCGGGTCCACGCCGTCAATCTGCATTGCTTCCGCGATGAGGCCGTTGGCGTTCTGCTGGTACTCGTGGGTCAAGACGGCGAGCAACCGCTTGGAGGCGGGGTTCATCGGCTTGGGTTCGGGGGCTTCGACCTTCTTGGCTTTCGCGCTCATTCGGTGTTGGTCTCTGGTGCGGGGGAGTGCCAGTCTACGGGGTGTAGACGAGCGGGGGCTAGCAGTGTGGTGGTGAGTAGTACGTGGTCTTGATGAGTACCGCGCCTTCGGTCGTGACGCCGAGCGTGTCCACGACAATGCAGGGGTTCGCGGGTTCGGGTTCCACGATGCTCCCGCAGGCCGAGAGTGCGAGGAGGAGCGAGGTGAGCGCGAGGACGGTCAGGAGGCGGCGCATTAGTTCGGTACTCGCAAGACCTTGTAACCCACACCGCCAGAGTCCGCGACACCAACTGTCACCCGTTCGAGCGTGGCGTTGTCAGCATCATAGACGTAGAGCGCAGTTTCGCCAGCGGCTGGCGTAGCAAAGCGCACAAGAGCGGACGTGGCATTGCTGAACTCCCATAGCGCGGCGGAGTCGTCCCAGTGACCACGCCGCCCACCAGCACCTACATTGAACTGGATGTCATTGGCGTCCGTCGCGGACTGGCCCGACAAGATGATGTGTGCTGACGTTGTGGTGTTGCCCCCATACAAGAACGTCTGCCTCAGTGCTCCACCGGAGCGCACCGACATATCCGACGAAGAACCTGCTGTGAGTGACCCTGTGTTCGTTATCACCGTTCCCGCGAACACCGCCACCAACGAGGTGAGCGTCAGTTGCGTCACCGAGTTGCGGTCAAACACTACGTCCGTCGCGGTCGTCGTCCCAATGAGGGGAGCCGTAACGCGCGTGGTCGCAAAGAGACTCGTGGCCTGCGCGGTGCCAGCGAAGGTGGCCGCGAGACTGCCCAACGTCAGTTGCGTGACACTGTTCCGGTCAAACACCACGTCTACCGCTGTGGTGGTGCCGAGCAACGGGGAGGTCACGCGGGTCGTGCCTGCAAGGAGCGCAGAGGTGACGGAGGTGGTGACGGCGAGTGTTGCGCTAATCGTGGCGTCGCCCGTGAACGCGATGAGGTTCGCGGAGGGGCGCGTGATGGTCATTGCGGCATTGCCGCCCCATTGGAGCACGAGGTCTGCACCAGAGACGTTGCCCGTCGAGATTTGGGCGCGACCCGGCTGTGTCGCGTGTTCGTTGCCGTACAAGCTGACCAACGCGCCACGGGTGTTGCTTGGCGACGAGGCGGGTGTAAGGCTGAACTGCGCGGTATCGCTTCCGTCCGTGGTGTTGGTGCGAACCTCTGCGATGTTCGACACGGGCACCATAATCAGGTCGTTCGACAATGTGAGCGTCGAAGCAACAGCCATCGTCCCCGTGAAGCTCGCCGCCGAGGAGATGGTCTGCCCGTTGTAGGTGCCGCCTGTGACAACGCCCGTCACCCCGAGCGTCCCGCCGACGGTGGCGTTCGTCGTGACGTGGATCGTCGAAGGGAACGTGTACGCCCCCGCCCCGAACGTCCCCGCCGTCACCAACGAGGCCGGAACCGCGCCCGCAATCAGCGTCCCAATGGTCGTCAGGCCCGTCATCGTGGTCACCGAGTTCTGCGTCGGCGTGATGATGGTGCCCGCGATATTCGTAAACGTCCCCGCCAACGGGGTCACGCCACCGATGACGATGTTATCTGCCGTGCCTGCGGTCGTCGGGGCCAGCGTGACGGTGCCCGTACCTGTCGGGCTAATCGTGACGTTCGCGTTCGCGGGAGACAGCGACACCGCACCCGTCGCGGTCAGCCCCGTCGTGGTCAGCAACGCGCTTGTGAGCGTCATCCACGGCGATATCGTGAGGTCATTGTTCGCGCCAATCGCCCACGCTTCGTTGCTATCCATCCCCGCGTAGAACGTCGCCGTGATGTTCGCGAAACTCATCGCCACCGTGGAACTCGACGCCGGACGCGCCAGCGCCAACGGCAATGCCCCCGTCCCGCTCGCGCTCAGGGTCGTGAAGTAGCCACCCAACACGCGCGCCGAGGTCGAACCCACGTCATAGGTCGCCGCCGCGTTCGGGACGTAATGCCCCGCCGCTTGCCACAGCCACCTATCTGCCAGTGTCGTCCCGTTGTGCGTCCCGATATACACGTCCGTCGGCAAGCTCGTGGCACTCACCGCGCCGTTCACGCGCGCATTCATCCGGAAGCCTTCCAACGCCGCCGTACTGGTTGCCGCGCCACGCATTGAGAGCGTGCCGAGATTGTCGCCCGAACTGACCGCCGCCAACACGCCGGGGTCGGTGCCGCGCGTCTTGCCCAAGAACAGCAACGGGCCTTCCGTCCCCGCTTCCGCGTGCAGGAACAGCATCGCCCGCTCGCTGGAAGTCGTGCCGAACGCCACCAACGCATTGGCGATATTCGGGATGGCCGTGCCCCAGCTATTCGCTCCGGTGCGCGGGTTCGACTTCGTGGACGGGTAGAAGTTCGACTGGTACTGCGCCCACAACGTGCCCGACGAAATCGCGCTATCCGAGGTCGCGTTGCCCAACGTCGTGTCGCCCGCGACATCCAGTGTCGCGCCAATCGTCGTCGGGCCAGCAATGGCCGTGGTGTCCGTGATAGCATTGCCTAGCGTCGCATTCCCGAGGACCGACAGGTTGCCGTTCGCGGTGACGTTTGCCGTCGCCAACAGACTGCCAGTAATCGTCGCAGTGCCACCAGACTGCGCGATAATGCTATCGCCAATCACTTGCGCCGCCGTGAACACGGGCAACGTGCCAATCGTCCCGCTTCCAGAAATGCCACTCGGGGCCAAGATGTTCGCCTGACTCAGCACCGACCACCCGTCCGCTCGGGCGTACAACTCCGCGCTCTCGTACTGCGTGGACAACGCCACCGAGGCCGCGCCATCAATCAGGTCGGTTCCGCTTGGCACTACAGTCACAGCATTGGCAGAGGCGTCCACCTTCTTGACGTAGAAAATCCGACCCGCATACCGCAAAGCGTCTGGCAACGTAATCGTCACCGCGCCAGATGTCGCATCCACCGCGAAGAACCCGTCCGACCCCGTTGCCGTAGTATCCGAGGTCACCGTGCGGCTTGGTGTGGTGCCGCTCGCCGCGATACTCCGCTCCACAAACCCTAACTCACGGGTCAGGAAGTCCGTGAGCGTACTCGCGCCCTTGTGCAACGCCTTCACATCCGGCGTCGGGGTCTGCGAGATACTCGCCGCCGGAGGGAGCGGACGCTTGTTATACGGAACGGGTTGCGGAAATACGTCAATCGCCATTAGCGGTCTCGGATAGTCACCTGCGACGCCACGCCTTCCATTTCCATTCGATAAATCTGCGCCTGCTGCGTGGACGTGTAGAAGCGCACGACAATCCGCGCCCCACGACCGAACACCTGCATATCCGAGGGACGCACATAGCGAGGAATCCCGCCAGACACCGGAGCAATCGGTGGCGTGAATCCCGTCGCCTCAATCGTCTGCGTGGTACTCGCCAACAACTGGATGCCCGTCGTCGCGCCCGGCTCATCACCCAGCACCGTCCCACCCAACAACGCGCGCACCTCGTTCACCTGTACCTTCTCTTTGAGAGAAAAGCCCATCCACGATCCCGTCGCCGTCACGGGAATGAACCCTGTGGCTGGACCTGTCGCGGTATCCTTCCAGATGTTGTCGCTGCGGAGCGTCACACGGGCTAACGTCGTGCCTCGCGCAAAGACGAGTTGCCGTCCCGCACCACCGAGGGACGCGGGGTTCGTGCAGAAGATGCCACACGTCAGCCAGTCGCCGGACGTGTCGCCCGTGCCTTCCCACTGGCCTGCGTAGGTGCCCGTCATCGCGTCAAAGATGAGCGGCGTATCTGGGCCAGTCAGCCCCGGCAATGCCAAGACCCACACGTTCAAGTTGGGTTCCACGACAGAGAGCGCAGACGCTTCCACGGCTTGCGCGGTCAGGGTCGTGACGTTCTCATCGAAGTATTGGCGGGCTTGGGTCCACAACGCTTCCGGCGAGCCACCCACCGCAAAGCGATACGGACGGCCCTGCGCGTCGGCGAAGTAGATGTAGTTCAGGAAGACTTGGACGGAGCGCGGCGAGACACAACCGACGTTCCCAGAGACAATATCGTGGCTGGCGGTGTTCTGGAAGTTGATGTTCGGCGTGCCTGCGAGTGCGCCCCAACTATGCTGGCGCGAGTAGTAGAGGGCGTCATTCGTCGCCGCCAACGCATAGAGCGGGTCAGAACCCGTCTGCGTCAACTCCCACACGTTGTCGTAGTCGGTCTGCTGGTAGCCAACGGTCGGCTGGTTCGGTTCGCTCCACGCGATGCTCGACCGCGCCGGGAGACCATTTTCCACCGTCTTCAGGACAAAGAACACCGACCCTGCGTAGATGACCGGAGGCCCGTAGGCCGTCCAGACGGTGAACGGCGCGTAGTAGTTCGTCGCGCTCGCGGGATTGCCACCTGTTCCCGTGGCGAGTGCCGAAGTCCCCGCAATGAACGGATTGGAGAGATTGGCGCGGACGGTGAAGTAGCCCATATCGCCGTGGTTCGCGGGAACCGCTGGTAACGCGACTAACGCCAATGCTTCGCTGGCGTAGCCCGTCGTATAGTTCGCCGCGCCTGCCGTCACAGTATAGCCAAGCAACGCGGGGTCATACGAGACGCGATACACGCCCCACTGCGCGGTGGGAATCGTACCAGCGGGGAGCGCCACGCCAGTCAAGTCATTGTTTGTGAGGTCATACTGCACACCGTTCACATACACCGTCAGCGCGTTCCATCCGATGTTAGTGTTCGTGATGCTCGGCATCCGCAACGCAACGGTCGTGCCACCGGAGAACACAATCTTCGTGCCCACCACGGGCGTAGCGCTCACGCTCGTCATCGCCCACGGCGGGTTCACCCCATCCGTCACGACAATCGTATCACCCAAGCTCCGCGCATAGACGGGAGCCGTGGTCGAGATGGTGATACCTGCGGGCGTCACATTCGTCAACGCCCCCGAATCAGCCACGCGATACACCAGCCCGTTCGCAAACAGGAAGTTGTACGCCACGCCGTTCGTCCCGACGTGCAGATGCACCCCTTGCGGGTTCGTCAGTCCGGTAGACAACGTGGCAAAGCCGGGGCGCGAGTACACCGCCGCCCCGTTCGTGGGGTCAGGGATGTATCCGTTCACCAACTGGTTGAGCGTGTTCGAGGTGTCGTCGTACGGTTCTGCCGTATAGAGAACACCGTTGAACGGCCCAATACCAAACGCTTTCGTGTTTGGCGATGGCATTAGGCGATGGTGACGCCGGAGCCAACCGCATTGAGGACTTCAGCCACCAGCACCGCCGTGTGCAAGTCAGATGCGCCGCCCGACTTCACCACCGTAATCTGGACGGGGAACGAGTTACTGGCACCCACCGCGCCAACCACCGAGGCCACCGTCAACGCCGCCGTACACGTTGCCGCACCAGCCACAGCCGCCGCGTTGACACCGAACGCCGTAGAGATATCGGCGACCGCGTTCACGCCTGCGGTACGCACCACGGTAATGTCGTACGAGTTGGACGCCGATGCTTCGTAGGCACCAATCGCACCGCCAGCACCGAGCGAGCCAATCGCGGTCACGCGCACCGTCGCGGCCTGCGCCGAGTTCGGCACGGTGATCGTCAGCACCGTAGTCGCAACGTTATCGGCAATCGCGGCAACGGCCTTCGCAATCGTGCTAGACGACGTGGCGGCACCTGCGGCGGCACCGACGTTCAAGCGCGTAATCACCGGAGCCGTCAGCGTCCCGAGCGAGGTCACGTTCGGCTGGGCGGCAGTCACCAGCGTTCCGGTGATGCTCGTCGTCGCCACCAACTCATCAGCGGTCAGCACGTCAGCCACCGTCACGTCGTCAGGGAATCCGTAGTCGCCCACGCTGCCCGAGTTCGCGCCAAACGTACCAGCGGTGATATCGCCTGCGCTCACGTCCCCTGCGGCAGTGCCGATATTCGCGGGAGCCACCGCAACCACCAACGACCCACTCGTCACCGTGAGGGTCATATAGAGGTCAAGCGCCGCATCAGCCGCCGAGACATAGGCCAGTCCCGAGGCGGTAATCGCGGTGCCTGCGCTCTGGGAGGCAAGCGAGCCGTTCAGGTACGCAACGTTCGTCAGCGACACCGCAGACCCCGGCGGCGCGATGTTCTTTGACAAGACGCCAGAGACCGTGCCGGATTCGGTGAAGTCAAACCGCACGCCATCAGGCCCGATGTTCTCGGGGGCAACGTTCAGGCGGTAGACGCCCGTGGCACTCAATGTCATCGTCATCTGCAATCCACGCGGGAAGCCCCGCTATCAGTGTGTAGTCCTACGGAGCCGTTACATCAAACGTCGGCGTGTCGCTCAACACCACGCCCCCGCACTTCACCGTCACTGTGTAACCCGTATCCGCTACAAGACCTGTAATCACTCGCGTGGCAACGCCCGAGGGGTCGGTCAGCGTGTTGCCTGTAATCGTGATGCCCGTATCAGGAGTCACCGTCACTACTAACGCCCGACCATACAACGGAGCCGACGCCACGCTCAAGGCCGTGACCGTCAACGTGGTGAACTCGCCTTCCTCAAACGTCAGTGGGTCTACCACCGCCGTTGATTCGTCGGCATCCACCGCGACAATCGCATCCCCCGCCGTGATGTACGGGTAGGGGAGGTTGCCCCCCGCGATATGCTTCACGCCGCCGCTCCAATCAGGCGCGTGATATACACATTGAACACGCCATCAGTCCAGTTCACCAAGAGCGCAACCTGCAAGCCCGAGGCGGGAACGTAGATGATAGAGTCCGTCGTAATCTGCGTGGTCGTGACCGCAAGATTACCCACCGAGCCATTCAGAAAGAGTGGGCGGTACGGAATTGCCACGAACGCCGGAGCCGCTGCGGTCTGCGAGGCCGCTTCACGGGAACGCCCCTGCACATCGAACGTGCAAGTGCCTGCCGTTGTCTCCTCAATCTGAATGGCGTACGTGCCGACGAACCCGTCCGACACGTCACCCAAGACGTAGGTATTGTCTCCCAGCGCAGTCGCCGAGGAGAGTGTGAGTTTCTGACCACCAAAGAACACGTTTGCCATTGTCCTATCCCTGCCGAAGTGAAGCCGTCGTTAGAAAGACGACCAATTGCGTCCATTTAAGCTGCCACCCGCTTCCGCGATACGCAGTCCGCTGATACTGCCCAACGCCCCACCATTCGAGAACTGCGTCTTCCACGCCGCCGTCCAGCGCACCCACGCCTCGTTGTACCGCGCTTGCATCCGTTCCGCGAGCTTCGTGTTGCCTTCCCCTTCATCGGCAAACACCGAGGCCGCGCGAAAGACAATCAACTCGCGTGCGCCTTCAGGGAAGATAAGCGGGTTCACGCTTGCCGTAATGTCCGTGGGCTGGGGAACGCCGTACCAATACAACGCGCCTGTCCACGTCCGGTTGTTCGTCAAGCGAATCTGGGTGCCTTCGTTCACGTAGTCCAAGCCTTCAATCCACGCGAAGTCAGGGAAGCTCGCCAACGACGGCAGAATCAACGCCTTACCCATCGGCATAATCGGTACCCCGTTGGCATTGAAGCCAAACGTGAATACCTGATTGCTCGTCGCGCTATCGCCAGACCCGATGCTCCACCCCGTCAACGCAACCGCTTGCATTGTGGACGGGATGTTCACCAACGCCGTCACACTCACAATCGTGGTGGACGTGTAGGCCGTAATCAGCAACGTGACCGGAATCTGTGTGGCAGGGTTCACCGCCAACAGCGAGCCGCCTACCATCGCCGCTGTAAACTGGGCCGTGGACGCCGTTGCGGTGATCGTCGCGCCACTCACGAAACTTGCCCCGCTCAACGTCAGCGTCCCCGACCCATCCACCTGACTGTTCGGGAACGCGACGGGGAACATCGTGTACGGCACCTTCGGGTAGAGCGAGTTTGGCACCACGGGCAACATATCCCCTACGACCATTTGCTGTGCTTCCGACAAGCGGACGTACTTATCCGCATCGCTAATGGAGTCGTTCGTATCAGGACGCCCCGTGTAGCGATTGAATGCCGACAAGCAGGATGCAGAGTCGTAGAGTGCCATTGGTTAGACCTCGGCCTTTGCGGGCTTCTTAGGAACCTTCGTGGCCTTTGCCGCCCGTTCTGCATCCATCGCAGCGCGTTCAGCCGCCATTTCCTTCTTCATTGCCACCACTTCATCAAACAACGCCTTCACTTCGCTCTGGGCGATGGCCTGCGTTTCCGCGTCGCGCTCGGCCTGTTCCGGCGTCCACAACGATTCGCTGTGCATCCGTAGCAATCGCGCCAACTGCTCGTCTTCTTCCACTTCCATCTTGCCAGTCACCGCGTTTGGCGTCGGCATCAACTGCCCGAGCAACCACTTGTTGCCCGCGAGTGCCGCTTCCGCAATCTTTGGGCTACGCGGCTGGACGCCAACAATCGTGACCAAACGCGCATCCATCACATCCCCCCACTTCGGAATCGGGAGGTTCTTGTTCGTTGCGACCGTCACCGCCAGCTGGTAGTGCATCTGTGTGGCGTCACGGTCATCCTTCGCCATCCGTTCATACGCAATCCGAAAGCGGTCCGAGTTCACATTCTTGGGTTGAATCGTCTGCGTCAACTCCTGCTTCGCAATGCGACCAATCGAATCCGCGATATACTGTTGCGGCACCATCCACGGTGCGTCCCACCCCATCGGATAGACAGGGCCAGTCGGCATCCCTGACGACTTCTCGATAACGCTCCACCACGGACGCCCGTACTCAAACATCTTCTCGCCCTGCGCGTTGCGATACTGCGAATCACGGTGCTGGTCGAACCAGACCGCGAGCGCACGGGCTTGGGCTTGCTTCGAGTCGGGGTGCTGCCGCATCAACTTGGTTGGCATAAAAGGGGGCCAGTGTTATTTGTTGAGATACTGGACCGCATCACCGACGCGGCCCGTTTCGATGAACTGCTGTTCCGCATCCATTGACGCGAGCCATTCGGCCCGAGACTGTTGCGGAATCTGGTGCGTCACTTCCGTGTGGGAGATGTACCACTTCCACACATCGGCCTGCTCCTGCATTGTGTCGCTAAACCACTTGAAAAAGTCCTTGCGATACTCACGTTCCAACGCTTCCGTCTCCGCCTTCAGGTACTCGGCAGACCCGCGCTTCTTCAAGTCGGCAATCTTGCCACCAACCTTCCGCAAGCGGTCCCGCTTCTCCACCGCCTGACGCACGCGGTTGTCCCACGGCGCATACGGCAACGCGCCCAAACTCGGCGGGCTGTCCGGCTGCTTCATCGCTCGCAACCACCGACGCTCAATCTCCGAGTACGCCATCGGTGTCCCGCCGTCATTGCCCTGAATGCACCAAAACGGCGTCACCCAGATACGCTCACGGCGGTACATCTCCCACTGGAACGCCGAGACAATCGCGGCACGGCCTGCCCGCTCCTCACGCGGCAACTCCCAATAGGGCTTGTCCTGCAAGAACATCCGACGCTCATCGTTAATGAGCGCGTCCGGCACACACTCGTGCAACACCAACCGCCGCTTATCCGACTGAAACAGCGGCTCCCGCCAGAACAGGCGCAAGTGACTCAAGTTCTCCGATTTCGGAGACATCTCAGCCACCTGCCGTTCCCATTCTGCGGGAATCGGGAGGGCGAGCAGTGCCTTCACCACATCCTGCGGGGTGCCGACACTGTGCGCCATCCGTACCCCCCGACGCTTGGCGGCGTCCGACTCGGGTTCCTCTTTCCGAATCGTCACCGTCGCAGGGGGTGCCACATCCAAGCCCCACCGCAACCGAGTTTCTGCGAGGGCTTGGGCGGTAATCGTGTCCGTCATATCCTGCGGCAACTTGGGCCGGGGAGACTTGGAGGACATTCCTTAACCCGCCGTCGAGGTCAACACCACACCGTCGCCGTTCGCGATCTGCAAGACGTTGGCAAAGTTCGCCGTGTCCACCGCGCCCGTCACGTTGTAGTAGTAGGTCTCTTCGGCTGGCGTACCCCCTGTGCCACCCGCGAGTGCGTCCGTACCAGCCACCCAGCCACCCGCACCTGCGAGGATGGTCACGTAGCCCACCAACACCTTGTTCGCGGTCTGCGCCGGAAGTGCCGCAATCGCGAGTGCTTCCGTGGCGTAGCCCGTGGTGTAGTTGTCGGTGCCTGACGTGAAGGTGGTCGTACCAGCCGCCACGCGCTCCACGCCGATAATGCCCCACGTTGCTTCGGGAATCGTACCGAGTGCGCCGAATGCCTGACCCGTCTGGGCGGCGATAGCAACACCCACCGCGTTGATGCTAATGGTCTGTGCGCCAGTGGCGAGAGTCACCGTCGTGCCGATACCCAGCGCACCCGTGGTCATCGCCACATCTGCACCACCTGCCGCCGCCAGCAAGCCGGACAGCGAGTCCAGTAGTGCGTTGAAGCTCACGGCCACCTGCCGCTGGTCCGAGTTCGTCGGCGTGGTAATGCGGCAATCCGCGTCCCCCGGCGTCCACGTTCCGTTCGTAAATCCAGCCATAGTCTACCCCTGCGTTGCATTGCGTGGTATCCCGCAAGGGAGTGGCGGAAGTGCCACCCCCTCACGAGATGACTTGCTACTGTTCCGTCAAGCCCGTGGCGACACCCATACCCGCGCGGTTCGTGCAAGCGCGGAAGTAGATGAAGTTCAACGAAGCCTGCACGAGCGAACGGTCCTGCACCTTGTCCACCGAGAAGATATCCGGGCCACCTTCTGCGGGCGGCTTATCCGACAACATCTTCTTCGTGAACACCTTCTTGTTCCATCCGAAGATGGTGCCCGGCGGCGACAGACGCGAAGACATAATCTTCGTGCCCTTCGCACGGAACGACCAATCGTAGTCGAAGGTGTCGCCGTTGCCGTAACGCAGTGCGGTGCCTTCGCCTGCCACCACATCGCGCCACACGCCCTGCGACATCACCATACGATCCATCGTGACACCACCGTTGTTCATCAACTGGTTAATCATCTTCTGCTGCTTGGCGAAGCTCCAACGCCCACCCGTGGAGTCCTGATAGGACGCCCAGTTCGCGGCGGTCGAGGTCGCAAGGCCGTGGACCGAGGCCGAAGTCGTGGCGTCAAACAGACCGACGCACCACTTGTTGTAGTCCGTACCAGCCAGCGTCGCATCGGTGACGGCATTCGCAATCACGATGAGGTCGCCAGCGGTCGGGGTGCAGCTTGCATTGAACGTGACGTTAATGAAGCCGTTGCCCGAGGTTCCTGCACCGATGACCGTACCGAACTCCACGATGGAGCCAGAACGGACAAGCGCCACACCTTCGCCCGGACGGAACAGACCCGAGAGGTAGGCCAACTGATTGGCCGAGGTCGAACCCACCAACGTGGTACCGAACGCATCCTTGAGCGGAAGGTCGGTCTGCGTGGCGGATGCGCCCTGCGTGGTCTTCACGATGGCCAGCGTACCCGTCGAGAAGCCGTAGAACTGCTGTCCGAAACGCTCCTGCACGGCCTGCATCTTCTTCAGTGCCTGAAAGCGCACCTGCGACTCAATCTGGCCTGCCTTGCCTTGACCCTTGTTCCAGCCGTCCTGATACAGGAGCGAGAAGGAATAGCGGGCGTTCAACTGCACGGGCGAGAACGTACCGACCTGCGCGGCAACGCTCGTCGCTTCGGCCTCGTAGCCACCTTCAGGGATGGAGGCGACACCCGTTTCGTAGTTCACGTCCACCACGAGACGCATCTCGTTGGCTGACGGGATAATGCGCTCGTCCGGCGTATCATCGGCCCACGCGTATTCCTCGGTGAAGGCTTTGATTGCTTCCATCACGTCGGTGTTTGTCTTCTTGTAAATCGCCGTCTGTGCGCTGGAAAGCGTGTAGGCGGGGGTATTTCCGGTAGCCATCGTTCAATCGTGCGAGACTAGCTCGCTGTCAGTGTTATTCGTCGCTTGACGTGCCGGGAGTCGGTTCATTCCGCATCGCGGCCCGCAAGAAATCGTCGCGGTCGTACTTCTTCTTCTCGGCAAACGTCCCGTCCTCATTGCGAGGCACAGACTTTGCCACCTTCACGGGGGCTTTCGGCTTCGGAGCCGCTTGCACCCGTGCGTTATGCTTGGCTGCGTCCGTGCGCTTTTGGGCAGACTCGCTCATCTGGGCGCGGAGATTCTTCCGGCTCACCGCCCACGCCTCAATGCGCGGGGCGTCAAAGATGGGCTGTCCCAACTGCAAATTGTGGGCAGGAAACTGCGCGATATCCTCAGCCGTCACCGGGCGATACAACACATTCGCCATCGGGCCAAAGAACTCCATTGCTTCCTTCACATCCTCGGCAGGTAGTCCCTCGGTCAACGCTTTCACCTGACTCTCCAACAGCGTGCGCCGGGTCTCGGCGTCTGCGGTCTGGGTCTGGGTGGTCTGTTGCCGCTGCTCGAACGCTTCGCGGGTCTTGAAGTCCGCTTCCTTCGCCGCCACCTGCATCTGCCGTACCAAGAACTCGCGCTGTTGCGGGTCTTGGAGGGCCAGCAAGTTCTGCGGGTTCTCCAACATATCCAGAAGCACTGCGCCTGCGGCATCCAATCGTGCCACCTTGCGCTCCCACTCCGACACGTCCCGCTCGTGCGCTTTCACGCGCTCTTGGGATTCGGTGTAGAGGGTCTTGTTCTGGGTTGCCAATCGGTCCGCCTGTTGCAAGCGGTCACGGACGCGGTTCAAGGCTTCGGGCGGGATCACCGCACCACGGCCTTCCACTTCCACGATATCGGCAGTTTCCTTCGGTTGCCCGTCCACCACATAGGTGAGGGGCTTGCCCGTTTTCAATGCTTCGGCAAACGGGTCTTGGGTATTCGCGCTTTCGGCGGGTGGCTCGCTCGGAGGGGTCTCCTCGTCATCGAGTTCGTCGTCGGCGTCTGAAGTGACTGGTTCGGCCTCGGGTTCTGTCGGCTCGGGGTCCGGCGGGGTCTCCGCTGGCTCCTCGGGGAGTGCATCGCCTGTGTCGAACGGGCCGCTATTCGCGGCTCCAATCAACGCGTCAGCAAGCACATCATCAGGAATCGGGGCGTCTACAGCAGTCGGGGGTGTCATACGGTTGGTCGGTGTGAAAGGTTACGCGGTCATCGGAGGGGTCTCCTCCGGTCCCACGGGTCCAGCAGGTCCTGCAGGCATCACAGGGGCAGGTGCGGACGCCACCACCATTCCGTTGTAGGCCGCAATCACCATCTGTTGCCATTCTTTCGGTTGTTCGGCAAACGATACTTTCGCCATCAGGTTACCAATCTTGCGCTCACGCATCGCCGCAATCGCGGGCTTGAAGTCCACGGGCAACGCCTCAAACGGCGTCCACTGCGGCGCGGGAGCCATCGGGGGTTGCACAGGCATTCCCATCTGCGCGTCCATCTCGCCCTGTTGCATCGCGGCGTCTGCTTCCATTTGCGTGGCGGCGAACTGCTCCATCCAGCCCTCGGGCGGGCCTTCCAGCCACGTCGAAATCTGCCGCTCCACACGCTGAACGTGCGGGTCGCTCATCACGCCAAGAGCCGTCGCGTAGGCAGGGCGAGCCAAGTCCATTGCCAAGTCAGGGTCTAGCACTTTGGCATCGCGCAACTGCACCAAGTAGTTCACGCGCTCGGTGGGCGGCATCATCGTGCCAGTTCCCGTCGCAATCGTGATAGAGCCAACTCGCGCGAAGTCATTGCCCGTGAACCACTCCTGCTTCGCCACGCCATCGGTTCCCGTGTAGCGCAACAACTGCGGGACGCTGAAATACTTCATCACGAGTTGGAGCTTGATACGTCCGTGACGGCTCCACGCGCTATGCAAGGCGTGTTGCATCCGCGACAGACCCACCAAGCTCTGTTGCACCGCGATACGACGAGCCACGCCGGAGACTTCCTGCGCGTCATCCGACCCCTGCGACGGCTTGTTCAAGCTCGCCGACGAGTCCATCTGCGTGTAGAGCCAGTCCATATACGGGAAGTACGCGCTCGGCAAGTCACGCGGCTCCTCGTACTTCGGGAAGTCCTTATCGCTGTAGACCGTGACAAAATCACCCGTCGCACGGCTGGACTCCACATCGTCCGAGTTCACCGGAGAGGTCGAAGTCGCATAGCGGGCCGGATGCAGGGTAATGTCGATGGCTTCCATCATTGCGGTCGCCATTGTTGCACCTGCTTCACCTGCCCCACCGATACGCGCCATAAACGCCTTGCCCATCGGGTCGCCGTCTTCCGTGTCCGGTAGCAACCGAATCTGCGCCAACGGAATGTCCATCGGCTTTACGTCTGTCACCGTCTGGTCTTGGATGACGCCGCTCGGGATTTCCACCGTCGCGGACAGCACATCCTTGCCCAACACCACACCATCCTGCCACCCGTTGACGCAAATCGCGGCACCCTGTGGGTACTGCGGGTCTTGGCGGTGGTAGTAGAGATAGAAGAAGACCAAGCGTTCGTCGCTCCCCGCCTGTCCGTTGTCTGCCGCGTTCGCCTTGTCGTTGCGCCAGCGATTGCGGAGCGCAGAAGGGAGTAGCACCGCCGGACGGGGCGGCGTCCACGCGCACAGGCCCGTAATGTCCGACTCGGACAGCCCCTCAAAGAACTCGGGCCACCGACGCTTGCATTCCTCCACACTCGCGTACCACAGACACACCGCTTTCTGCGCGGTCGCAACGTCTGCGGTATCGGGGAAGAAGCGGACGTGTTCACGCGCCATCTTATCCACGCGAATCTTCGGCAACCACACCTGCTCGGCCTCGGACGGGTTCTCCGTGAACTGACCATCGGGTGTCACATACCGCAACACATAATCCGTGGTCGGAATCGGCTGGCCCGTCAACTCATCTATCGCGTCCAACGGGTTCGCGGGATCGGTCGCTTGGGGGTGCGCCTTGACCTGCTTCGGCATCGCCCCTGCACCAGACGGGTCTACCCAATAATGATTGAACGTCGCTGAGCGAGTCGTAGACGCTTCCACTTGGTGCGCGAACAAGGCCAAGTCGTCCATCCCTGCTTCCGTCGCGTCTTGCGTCAGGAACTCTTTGGCGAGCTGCGCTCCACGCTGGGCCGCTTCATCCTCGGTCGTCGCTTCCGGCTCCAACTGCGGCGGGTCCACCAACAACGTCTCGGTGAGCTTCTGGCACAGGTCCGCTTGCTTGTTCGGCACCGCTCCGGCGCGAAGCCCTGTGCCGTATCCGGCGGGGTAGGACTGCGTGTAGACGTCTTGGTTGTCTTGCTTGGTCAGCGACGAGAACTGGTAGCCACCCTTAATCGCGGTCCAGTGCTTGTCGAGCGCGAGGCGGTTCTTGGCAATCTGCTCTTGGCTCCGCACGAGGCGGTCAATCGCCTTGAACACGGCGGCATCATCGGCTTCCAGTAGTGGGCCTTTGCCCGTGAATGGGTCTACAGGTTGCTCGGCGTTCTCTTGGCGGTCTTCGGGGGACGACATCACCCCTTCCCCGCCTTTGGCCTGCCAGCCGTGGTCAGCAAGCGGACGAGACGCGTTGAACGCATCCAGTCCGTAGAGGCCACCCGTCGCAGAGTTGTTATTCGTTGGTGTCAGAGCGCATACGCCAAGCCAGAGTAAACCAACTGCCGCAATATGCGGTGCAGTCTTGCAAAACGCAACACCCTACTCGTCTATCCCATCGTCATCACTGGACGGGTCGCCGTCAATGATGCGTTGCGCGATATCGTCCTCGCTCATCCCGTCCATCTGCATCCGGCGGGCGAAGTCCGTGAGATGCTGACGCAAACGGCGGTCCCCGCTCGACGCTAAGGCAATCGCGCTGTCAATCTTCGACGGCTCACGCTTCGGCACTAACGGACGCTGCACCTCTTGGGGCGCATCCGCTTGGGCAATCAACACGCGCTCGCGCATCTGGGCGTCGGCTAAGTCCTGCCGCGTCCGCACGAGTTCGGATTCCTTGTCCGCAATGCGCTCCCGCAACAGGGCGACGACCTGCTCGTGGTGGGACTTCCATACGATCATCGGGGGAACCTCGGTTGGCGGGGCACCTTGTGGGGAATCCTGCGGTCGGGTGCGTTCAGAATTTTGGAGAACAAGTCCTGCGGCTTCTGCTCCACGAACCGCCCCTTCTCAATATCGAAATGCGGGGCGCGGTCTTCCTCTTTGATACCCTGCATCACCTTCGGCACCTTCGCGTCTGCGGTTGAGGCTATGGCGTACCTAGCAAGGTCCGCGCAATCATCGCCGCCTTCGCCATCCTCGTTCGCGTCCACCTTCAGCATATCGTCAGGGTCGGTCGGGTCCGGCACCATTTCCAACAACCGTTCAATGGCCCACCGATTGCCCGGTGTGTCGCAGATGAGGAGTTGTGGCGTCCCAATACTCCCGTCTGGCTGCTTGGGCGTCAGCATCCGGCGCAATGCGGCCCAGCCTGATTTCCGCTGGATATGGGCGTGGTGCATCGTGATGCGGTACTGCATAAACACGTCAGCCGGACTCACTACCGTGGCGGCGTGGGCCATCCGCTTCGCAAAGGCATCGTGTCCCGCGAACACCATTCGGGTGCAGGGGTCGTGGGCCTTCTCGCGCACGGTGTTTGCTTGCGTCTCGTCGTCCATCCGGTGCATCCGTATCGTATCCAGCCAGTAGACCGTGCCATCGGTGTCTTTGGCGAACGTCCCGAAGACTGCCGGATGGCGATAGCCCCAGTCGTACGCCCCCCAATAGGTCCAGTAGGGTTTCAGTTCTGGGGTCGGAACCAAATGCGTCTCTGCGCTCAACTCATCAAAGAACGCGCCACTAATGAAGGTCCAGTCGCCTTCCACGAACCGCTTGTAGTCGCGTTCTGGCAACGACTTGAGCGAGTTCAGGTACTCGGCAGGGATATGCGGGTTATCCGCTATCGTGGCCTGCTGGAAGTAGTAGGGGGGATGCAACGTTCCGGCCTTATGCGGGTCGTAGAACGTCCGCTTGACCCACCCACCGGACGGGTTGAACGTGCTGACCACCAACGGGAGGGGTTGCACCTCGGTGCCTGGGATAATCCACGATCCCGCACGCTCAATGGACTTCTTGAAGCTCGCCTCTTGGAGTTCGTTCGCTTCCTCAAGGAAGAATCCGTTGACCTCAAGACCACGCCAGCGGTTCAGTTCGGGGTCTTCCGAGATGGACTCGGTGAAGAAAACCAGTTGCGAGCCGTTGGTTGCCGTAGCGGTCCAGTTGGCGAAGTTCACGGGCCCCATAAACCCCGGGATACGGAACTTCTCGAAGCTCGGCAACACGTTACGGCGCAGTGTCGGTAAGTCTTTACGGACGATAGCCCAACGGGAGCCAGGGTAGACCTTGCACAGGAGTTGCGCGAGAATCAGCGCGAGGGCCGTCTTGCCGCTTCGGATACCACCACCATAGGACAGGAAGCGGTAGGTGCCGGAGAGGGCCGCGTGGAGGAAGCGTTCTTGCGCGGGGGTGGAGACAAAGAACGGGTCAGAACTCAATGCTCTGCCCGTTCACGATGATGGTCTGGGTCTTCAGCTTCTCGCCGCCACTGGTCACGTCCACCGAGGATGCGGCCCGTCCGTAGCCGTGGTCAGTTACGTAGTTGAGCGCGTCCTTGAAGAACTCATCGCTTGGCCCGTTGAGCAGCACCTTCTCCACGTGGTCTAGCACCTCGTCGCGGGAGGCCATCGCTTGCAGGCGGGCCTTCCACTCGTCGCGTGGTCGTCCTGCGTTAGGTGCACCTTTCTTTGGTCCGCGACCTGCACCTGCGACAAGAACGCCCCCGTGCGGTTGGGGGGACTTTGTTCCACGTGGAACGCCCTTAGGAGTCCGCGACTTCTTCCGTGACTTGTCCACAATCACAATGTGCGTTCGGGTGTTGCAAAATGCAAGAGCAGTCCGCGGTAGGTGTGGCGTTTTGCGCTGTCATCTTTCTGAACAAGGGAGAGGGTGGGGGCCACGGGGCGCGTTTGAAGGCGTCGTCGTTGGCTCCACGTCTGCGACCCGAGCCTTTGCCGTTCACGCCTCCCATCTCCACCAGCGCTTGCATCGCTGACACTTCCCAGAGCCTTCGCGGGATGGGTCAACGATGTGGCCGACAAGGAAGCACGCAATCCGCCTTGCTAGTTGGGGGAGGGTGTTTTCTGGCTGCATCGGGTTAGCTCGGGGTGATGAAGTCGGGGAGGTCGGGCGTGGGGATTTCGCGCTTGACGGGTTCTAGTGTGGAGGCGATACGGAGGGCGAGGTCTTTAATGCGCGTGATCCGTTCGCTACACCCGCACGTCAGGCCGTGGGTGCCGTGATAGGGGCCGTTGAGGATGCCGCCAATCGCGTCCGCCAGTGTCCAGACATCATCCTTCGTGAACAGGGGCTTGGTCATTTCGGCGTCCGAAAGTTGAACGTGTTACGCGATTGCGAGGGCTTTGTGTACTTCCAGTCGCCCACCTTGAACGCGCCGTAGATTTCCTCGCTGATGTTGCCGTACATCCGGCGCATAATGTCTTGCAGGCTTTGCGGCTCCAAGAGGTTCATCGCGTGGCCCAACATCTCCGCGCCGAGCTTGTACTGGCGGTCACGCAACAGGGCAGACGCCAACCCGAGGCACAAGGCGGCTTCTTCTGGGTTCGGGTCGTCTACTTGCCCGAAGCTAAACGCGAAGCTGCTCATTTCGGTGTCACCCACTCAGACGCGTCGAGCAAGCGTTCCGCGAGCCAGACCCGTGCGCGTACCATCCATCCGTCCACGCGCCACGCGAACTTGAGGGGCCACGGGTAGGAGGAGGTGTCGGGGGGCGTCTGCGGGATTTGCTCATCGGTTCGCGTGATGCGCGGTTCCGTGCCGAATCGCTTGATAGTCTCGGGCGAGATATGCCACATCGTGCAGGGTTCCGCCTTCTGGTATGCGGATGTTAGGCCGCACTCGCATCCCGCTCCCATTGGCGTGTCCTCTCCACACGGGATGGCGCGCGCGGGAACGTCAATGGTCGGGGGCGCGTAGATGCCTAGCTTGTGCTTCTTCGCGTAGGCCAAGTCCCGTGCGTCCAAATCGAACAGGTCGCGCTTCACGGGCTTCCGCTTCTTGGGCTTCGCTTTCAACGGGTGATTCGCGGGCAGGGGCAACTTGTGCCGCGTCGTCGTGACCTTCGAGGGCTTCTTGGGCATCTTACGGGGTCTCCGAGAGGGTGTCGCAGGGGGGAGCGGGAATCTTGCGGACGCGGGTCGTGCGGGCGGCTTGGTTCCAGTGGGCGTCGTGGACGTAGAGCGTGTCCCAGTTGCCGCAAACGGCTATCGTGGTGCGCTGTCTCGCGTCCGTCTCGCGGAGCCACGCCCGTAGCTCGTAGGACGCGCCCACCACTAACACAAGCAGGAACGCGAGCGCAAACACAGGACGTGGTAGGGTCACCTCCACTTGTCCCATTCCTCTTTGCATTGCAGAAACCAGAGCATCGTGACACGCGCCACTTGGTACGGGACGCGCTTCCCTGTCATCGCATCCGTGACCGCTTGATATGCGCGGTCGTATGCTTCCCGCACCGCCGCCTTCCGCTGTTCCGCTTCTTTCACGTCCATTTGTCCGAATCCTCCGAGAGTATCCATCGTCCGAGCCACGTCAGCACCACGGCCCACAGCACCACAATCAGGAGCGGCTTAGCGTTTCGTGCCATACGACCTCTCGCCGTAGGCACTCGCCATTTCATTGTGCTGGCGTAGCTCCTCTGCCGTGAATCGCCACCCCAGACACACGGGACACAAGCGCACCACAGGCAACGGCTTCAACGGACGGCGAAACGTAGTCATACGCGGTTATGGCTAAAGTGGGCGGGCAACTGCATCCGGCGGCGAATCTTGCCAACACTCGGCTGGTGCATCTGGAGTCGCTTCCCAATCTGTCCGTCCGACCAACCCAGCGTCCAGTAGGCGCGAATCTCCATTGCCGTGCGTTCGTCCGCTGTCGGCAGGCCCAAGAGTACCCTCGTGGCACGGACGTTCTCGGCAGACATTCGCACGACACGGGCGATATCGCAATCCGACCGCCCCGCCACGTTCCCCGCCAAGACGATATGCCGCAACTTCTCGTTTGGCGTTCCCTTCTGGGACTTCGGGATATGCTCCCCGCGCAATCGCCGCTTGTACCGCGCCGTGCGCTCGGCTTTGAGGAGTTGGGCGCGAGTCTTGGGTTTGGCAAGACGCTGGCGGATCGTGCCGTTTGGGGTCGGGATGGGTTCGCGGTACGTGGCATCCGATAGGACGGAGTAGCCGGACGGGATAGGACGCAACTTGAACCGCGCCTCGGCAAGACTCTGGGCCTCGCACGAACGCGCAATCCCTGACGCGGCCACCAAGTGCCACTTCATTGCGTCCCCGCGAATCGTGCTGGTTGCGGCGCAGCGTCCACAATCCACCAGCCCCACATCGGCGTCCCCAACGACTCGTGCGTGAACGCCCACATTGACGCTTCCGTGGCACTCGGGAACCCCTCGGGGGGCGCGGCAGGGTGCGGCTCCTTTGTGTGGGCGTTGCCAACTTGATACGCGCTCAAAGTTCCCGTCCTTGTCCCATTACAGGATTCCAGAAGCGGCGGCGTCCGTGACGTATCTCGGATGCGATTTCTCCGGCGCACACGTCACACCGCTCAATCGTGAAGTTGGTTGTGTCATCCTCTTTGGCGCGTTCCATTCGCCCATCGCATCGAACAGACGGACACTTCGCGCTCTCGGCGCGAGAGATGCCCCGCCTATCGCGGGACTTCTCCATCGCTGCGAGTTCCAGTCGTGCGTCGAACGCGCTCATCGGGCCAGCATCCAGATGCCGTAGCACCCCGCGATGACCGCACCCACCACACAGGCCGTCAGAATCGCAAGCACGAACGCGCCCCGGAGGTTGAAGTCGTATTTACGCGCCACGGATGGCCTCCGCAACTTCCTGAAAGTCGTGCGCCAATGTCCACGGCAACTTCTCTACCGCCGCTTCGCACTTCGCTTTCGTGTCTGCGCGGACTGCCGCCTCAAAGTCCCAGAGGGCGTCGAGGAATCCAGTCTGTTCTCGATGTGCGGTACGTAGTTCAGCACTTGCGCGATCTACCGCCTGCTCGGTGTCAGTCACGCGATACCTCTGCCATTAGGTAGCAAAAGATGGCGCGGACGCCGTAGTCTCCGCCCTGCTTGCCAAGCCACACGCCGTCATCCACGACGAAGAAGTCTGTTTGCTCGTCCATCTCGCGCTCCATACGGCGAAGTACGTACACGTGAACAGATGCGCGAAGCGTAATGGCTAACGGGGCCATCAACGACCACGGCCTATGAGCGTCTTCAATGAGACCGCAGATGCCGTCACTGAACGCATCCCCCACGGCAACATCCTCGCGCTCTAGGCGTTCCATCTCCGCGCCAAGCCACATCCCCGCATCGGCCATATTGCAAATCTTGGTCACGATACCAACCCTCCCGAACGGGAAACGCCATTGCCAACCCGCATCCAAAAGTCCTTCGCTTCGTACACCCGAACCCGTGGCCCACGCACCCCACGCAACGTCCAATGCGCGAGCCGATGCCACACCTTCGCCTTCGCGCCCTCCACCCCATACTTGTTCACGAGTCTGGATGCCGTGGATAGCGCGTTCACTTGGCCTCCCACGCTGAGGATGTGCCGAGTTCCGTCACCACCCAACCCTTCGTGCGGTTCTTGCCAACGCGCGTGATGTAGCCCATATCCTCGCCATACTTCGCGGCGTTCGACCACTTGATGTCGTGGTAGTTCAGCGCACCGCCGTTGGCAAACTTGATGGCGCGGAACACTTCATCGCGGTAGGACGCTTTGCGCTCAACCACGTTCATATCAAGGTGCGAGTTCATCGTATCCGTCCGTGTGTTGGGGGTGGCTTACACAAGGGAAGCTAGGGACTCCCCCAGAGCTTGTCAATGGGTAGTTGGAGAAATCTTTGGGACGGGCAACCCCTGCGCCTGCCGTTCCGCCCGCCACGCCTGCGCGTCCTTGTCCGCTATCATCCATTGCGGGGACACCCGATGGCCTGCGTAGTCCCGCTTGGCGAGCATCAGTTGGGCGGGAAGCTGCTTGCCGTCGCGGTTCGGGTTCTTCCGGTGGATGCGCTGGTACACGCGGGAACGGGCTACGCCTACGATGCGGGTAGCGACTTCGGCAACTGTCCAACGCTTGGTCATTTCACGGCTCGTTCAATGGTGATTTCGATGCGCTGTTCGCCGCGCTTGCAGTCCACGCGGGATGCGTGAAACTCTACGACTTGCTTGTCATCCGCCCACGCCAACCCGTTCAACGAGTCCTCGCACGCTTTCAGCCTGTTCGAGAGGTCACCAGCGGCGGGGAATCGGTACCACACGAGCGTGTAGGTGACTTCTACGCCCTTCGGGAACGCGACCACGGGTAGTCCGGCGTCCTTCCACGCTTTCTTGACTGACGGCCCGTAGGCGCGAGCTTCCTCGGACTTGTATGTGCGCCCCTTCCCGTTGCGCCACTGGCGGTTCGCGCTCGGGCTGACGGGGAGCGTGATGACCACACGTTCGGGCAGGATGGGCGACACCCGTTCCAGTTCGCGCGCGATCCGTTTACGGGCCTTCATCACATCCTTCTGCGCCTTCCTCGCCATCTTCACCAACGCCTTCGAGTAGGTCGTCCGTATCACCGCCATATCGCTCCTCCCATCCCGCTCGTGTGAGTGCCGCCGCCCGTTGGCGTCCAGTTTCCGTCATCCCCACCGCCATCCAGCCACTTTGATGCACTTTTGTATGACACCTGCGGCAGAGGGCGATGAGCGTTTCCCATCCCGCCTTGATGCCCATTCCACCCGTCTCCGTGTGGGCCGCGTCTATCTCCCCTGACTGACCGCAGGCGGCACACGGAAGCGAGTGAACGTAGCGCACATACCCCTTCGAGTGATACGCCGCCGCGAACGCCTTGACCTTCCGCGCCTTGTTCACAGGCTTGGGCCGCTTCCCCCGCGCTATCGGGGACGCGCTGCGATGCAAGGGCTTCTTACGTTTTATCATTGGCGTTCCCCGCTTCGGGTTTCTTGTCGCGCTTGAGCGGGTGCCACGGAACGGGCTGGCCCTCGTACCACGGAAGGTTCAGGCAATGCTCACAGATACACTCCCCGCCGAGTGGCGAATAGTGCTTGGTCGTGCGCGTGGAGTGGTCGAACTCTCGCGTCACGGCGTTGTCCTCTGACGAGCGGCGTCCAGCGCGGAGCGGAGTTCGTCACGTTCGGCGCACACTTCGAGATACTTTTCGTCCACGGAACGCGCCCCTTTCTTCTGCATTGTCAGGATGTAGCGGTGATGCTCTCGCGGGTCGCCAAGTTCAATCGTCACGAAGTTCTGGCCGCCACATTCGCGGAACCATTCGACCATCATTGTCGCGAACATCTTGACCGCTTCGCCCTTGAATGACGCATCGGCCTTTGCCGGAACATCCTTGCCGCCCGACAGGTTGTATCGCTCAATCGCCACTAGCCCGTCGTGAAGCTCTGCGTTCTCCTTCCGGCTCTCGTCGAGGGCCGCGAGCAACAGGCGAATATCGGCGACTTCGGCAGGCGTCACGAACGTGCTTCCGTCGTTCAGGCGGGCGCGAAACGTGTTCGGGTCTAGCATCGCCCGCACCCGCGCCAGCGCTTCGTCGGTAGGGGTCACGGGTTCCTCGGGGGCATCGGGGGGAGTTGCTTCGGGATGACGAACTTCTTGCGTCCACGCCATTCCCATTCGAGTTCTTCGGGCGCGTCCCACAGGCAGATGCTGTTGGCGTCCACGCGCTCACCTTGTTGCGCCCAAAATGTCACGGCATCCCAAAACTTCTTCGTGGCGTAGCCGAACTGGCTTTTGCGCGGTTCGCCATCTTCGCGCAACAGCATCGGGCCGCAGTAGGGGTGCATCTCAAAGCGCCACGTCTTGCCGTCCACGACGATCTTTCGGTCAGGGCCACCAAGCATCACAATAGCCCCGCCGATTCTAGCGCAACACGTCTCGCGGCTCACGCGCCCTCCACGGACAGGGCGGCGCGGACGGCGTTTACTCCAGCGTCGTGCATCATATGTCCCCACCATTCGCCACACGGGTTGCCGTCCTGCTCCACGCACGCGGGGCACGTTTCGCAGTCGTGCGACTTTTTCACGGATTCCACGATGGCTAGTGTCTGGGCAACCTGAGAGGCGAATGAGTTGCGAACCCGCGTCAGGCAGTAGTTGCACGGCTGGCTGTCGTGATGGTCGCCAGCGGGGAAGGCGATATACAACGCTTCACACAACGAGCCAGCAAGTGACACCATCGCCGCACTCGGCTCGCGGGGAGCGGACGGAGCGGTGTAGAGCGGCGTCAGTGTCGGCTCTTGCTCACCTCTGGAAAACGTCTTGCGCCAGAGTTCAACGGCAGTATCTCGGTTCGGGTGCAGGATGCGGAACCCGACCTCTGGGAACGTCGGGTCAATCCATCCCCACGCCACAGGTTCCGTCGCCTCACGGCTCGGGGTGGGCGCGGCGTATGTCGGCGTGATGTGTGCGGGGTTGATGTGCGTCGTCGTGCTTCCGCCAAGCCCATCGGTGGATGCCACGCTGATGCCCGTTCCGCGAAATGTTCCGGCGAGTTCTGCCCCCGTCCCCGTCTGTGAGGAGACCCGAGCGAGCGCGGAAGGATTGGCAAACTCGTCCACGGCACGCAGAATCGCGTCCACGAATAGCTCGGGGTGCCAATCCTTCTCCGAACGTCCCTTGCGGTACGCATCGCTCACGATGGGCGTCAGCACGGCACGAAGCACTTGCTCTCGCGTCACGCTCCCCTCCGCTCGCGCTCCCCCTGAGGCGACCACGGGGGCGGCACCAACGTCCGCGCCAGACTCACACGGCGAGCACTGAATGTCGCACCGCCAGTCGCCGCGCTTCTCGGCACCGCACAGAAACTTCGTTCCTCTCTCTCGGCTCATCGGGTCTCGTCCTCGGGTGGGCGGCGGCTGTAGTATGTCGGCGTGTATTCCACGTCAAACTCGAACGTCTTTTCGCACTTGTCGCAGTCCGCCTTGATGCCCATTAGCGGCCCCTTCACATCGCGGTGCAACTCGAAGCTGTCCTCGTGCGAGTGCCCACAATGCGGACACACGATGTCATCCGTGCAACTGGTGTCGTGTTCACTTGCCATCGCCCGTTCCTCCGGTCGCTTGCCTGTAGGCGGACTGATCCCGCAGCGTCTCGCGTTCCAGCGTCTCTCGGCGGTCGGGGGCGTCAGACATTCGGGGCCTCCATTGCTTCATCAATGGCCTTGCGCGTGATGGTGGTATTGCGCCGGAACAGGGATGCGTTGCCGAGCGGAATGGTCGAAGGCCACGACTGCTCGCGCTCCATCTCGCCTTCCAACCAGTCCAGCCGCTTCGTGTCCGCCACCCCCTCGGCTCGGACGCGATGCTCCACGGCGGCGACCAATGCGTTACGCGCCTCGATGTATGCGAGCGATGCGGTCAATCCGGCGTCCGTGCCAGTGGCCCACATCCAATGCTTCACTGCCTCATCCAGTGCCTCTCGCGCCGTCTGTACGCCGTCCTCGGTGGGCGAGGGGGTCACTTGTTCCTCGACGCTGACGTGGTGAGCATCCCGCCAAGAATCAGCGCGGCGGCCCACGTCTTAAACGTGTACGCGATACCCAACGCGAATAGCGTGTTGAGCGACCAAATCAGCGCGAGTGGCCCAAGCCACAGACCAAGCACAACAACTACAATCACAAATGCAATCATCGCTTTGCTCACTGCTCCTCTCCTGCGCACGGGATGCGCGAAATCGTGGTGGTGGTTTCTTCGACAGCTACGCGCTTGTAATGCGTCTTCCAGCGGTCAGAGGCGGTCTCGTGAATGGCGTCACACTCTGCGCGAGTCCGGCACACATCGAGCAACTGCGACGAAGGTGTGAACTCCGACCCATCAAGCCGCTGATAGATGTTCTGCCACTCGATTGTCGTGCGCGTCTCCGCGCCCTGCGGGTCACGGGGCGACATTAGCGGGACTCCGCGACGAACTCTGTGTGCCAGTCAAACGGCTTTTGGCGGGACGTGTGGTACCAACCTGTGTCACCTTCCCAGCGGAACTCTAGTATCTCGCAACGCGCCAGCCACACGATCTCTTGCGTCCGGTTCTCCAGTGTCGGAATCCACGCGAACACGATGCGCCAGCGGTACTGGTCGCACGGGGCAACTCGGTTACGCCAGCGCATCACTCGCCCCCATCCCGAAGGGACAGCAAGGCGGCGTACTCGTCAGTTGTCGGCTTGTCGGGCGCGGATTCCGCGATGCTCGCGAGCAAGTCGGGCAATGATTCCCAGTTCCGCATTGTGGAGACGCCGTGACGCTTGTCGCCGTACGGACGCTCCCAGCACCAGTTACCCGCCTCGTTCTGCCACAACTTGCCGCCAGCAAAGCCGATGACTTTCGGCACGCTCGGCTTCCGCGCTGGCGTGGGGGCGGGGCAGACGCACGGCACGTTCCAGTCGCGGTCAAGCCAGCACTTGTCACACTTCGCATCCGTCCGCGTCCGCTCCACCTCGGCAGGGACGGCGGGGAAGTTGATATCGCGCCACTCGCAGATACGGGCGTGTTCCTCGTGCGTGACGTGGATATTGTTCGCCATCGAAGTCAGGGCCGACCGCGCTCCCTCCCGCGCAGCCCCCGAGACGCGAGATTCCAACACGGCAAGATTCCGTGCGCGTATCTCGGCCAACTCACCACGGCCAAGCGCCTCCTTCTGCCACTCGTCGCGCTCCACCTTCAGCGCATCCCGTTCCGCTTCCAGTGCCGCGACCTGCTCGCTGACCTTTTCGTTAGCCATTGCGCGAAGTCTCCAAAAGAGTGTTGCGGCACGGCTGGCACGTTGCCGCGTGCGCGTGATAGGTATAGCCGTCCACGAACGCGCCACACACGGCAATCCATCCCGTCTTATGCGGCTCCTCGCCACGGCCCTGCAACATGTACTCCGCCGTCGCGTCCGTCAGTTCGTCAGGCGTCAAGGCGTTAGACATTGGCGGGAATCTCCGCGATGTAACGAGCGCGGCGCGGTCCAATCTCGCGCTCCGCTTCGCCATTCGTGACGTGTTTCTTGCCGTGTGATGCGCGAGCCGTGATAGCAATGTGCTTGCCACACAGCTTGCACTCTAGTTCGCGGTGCGTGATGACGGTGAAGATGGAAGTCTTGGTCATTGCTTTCTCCGTGTCGGGGTTGTCCTACGCCGTGAAGTATGGGGGTATGCCCCGCGCTTGTCAAGGGTCTAAAGCAACAAACCTTGCCGGAGGCGTTCGGCGGCAATCTCGCAGTAGGACTCGTCGGCCTCTATCCCTATCGCTTTCCGCCCAAGCTGTCGGGCCGCGACAAGGGTTGTCCCACTTCCCGCGAACGGGTCAATAATCGTGTCGCCGTCCGTGGCTTGAATCATCCACGCCATCACTTCGACGGGGTTCTGGCAGGGGTGGGCGGTCTTGTCGGCGGATACGTTCTTGACTTGCGGGATTTCGCGCCAGTCGTATCCCCGCGCTTGATGCCCGTCCGCGATCCGTTGGGCGATGCGCCTATCTTCGGGGTTGCGGTACGCTTGGGGGACGCGCTCGGGGTAGCCATCCGTCCCATACCACGCCACCATACGGAACTGACGGGGCGTGTTTGCCGGATAGACCCACGCCGCGCAACGGGTCGGCTCCAGCCCCAAGATGCGCGAGATGCGAAACTGAATCTCGGGGTAGCACACCACGACAGCGGGAGCGCGGCACCCGATAGCAAGCAACGCCTCGTAGTCCGCTTGGGCGCGGTTGTCCCCACCGCTCGCGTAGTGATAGCCCACGTTGTAGGGAGGGTCGGTGACGATGACGCCTTCTAGGGACGGCAGTAGCTCGCGGCAATCCCCGTGGTAGAGCGTGACGCCATCGGCCTCGTAGTAGGGCTTCACGGCACCGCCTCACACACCATTGCCTTCGGCGTCCCGCGCAACTCACCCGTCGGTTTGATAAGCCCCGCACGACGCAAATCGGCTGACCGCTTCCACGAGGACGGGATGCCACTCCGCTCCCCTGCTTCCTTGTCGGTTAGCGGCCCATACGCTTTGTAGACCGCCAACAGGGTAGCCGCTTGGGTGCCTCGACGGGGCTGAATGAAGTCCACGCCAGCGTGCGAAGTCACCGCGTCCGCGTCTCGCGCAATGGCGATGTCCGCGAACAACCCGAGGCCGTCCGTCACGCGCTGCCTGCGCTGCATTGCCAACTCAACTTCATCCACGGGGCGCGACCATTTCGCGGACGAGTGCGCCAACAAAGACGCAAGCGGTGAGGGGCCAGAGGAGTCCCGCGAAGATAGAGTTGAGTTGCGGGTCGCCCTTCTCGTGGACGAAGCCAGCCACCAATGCGCCCACCCCGAAGTACGCCACAACGTATCGAATCCAGTCAGGCATCGGTCACGTCCTCATCGCTAAAGTGTTGGCGGCACACGGCGAGTCCGTGGCTCATCCACGCATAGGTGTCGCCCCGCTGGATAGCCCCTTGCCATCCGTCCTTGTGTTCGGCCATATCGCAGTCCCGCGTGTGGCGAGCTACGCGGACTTCTGCCCCGCGCAACTCGTACCACTCGCAGTCTTTCTTGATGACTCGCGCCATCAGAAGGGCATTTCTTCTAGGTCGTCGTCATCCTCGAACTCGTCGCGTTCTGGCTCTGACGGCTTGGAGTCCTTCTTGTCCCCACCGAGCATTGTCAGGCCGCTCACGTTGATTTCCGTGATGTAGCGCGTCTGCCCGTCCTTCTCGTAGGTGCGGTATTCAATGCTCCCTTCCACACAGAGCTTCGACCCCTTCGTGATGAAGCGGTCTACGATGTCCGCGAGGCCCGACTTGCCGCGATTCCACACGACCAGATTGTGCCACTCCGTCTTTTCCTGCTTCTCGCCCTTCCCGTCCGTCCACTTGCGGGTCGTAGCGAGCGACAACGTAGCTACGCGGGTGCCGCTGTTCGTGGACTTCACGGCGGGGTCTTTCCCCACGTTGCCAATCAGGATGACCTTATTGAGCGATGACATTTACTTGGCCCCCAAGATGGCGTTAGCGCGGTTGACGATGTGGATGTACTTCGGCTTGACTCCGGCCTTCGCAACGAACGCGGCGAGGTCGGCGTGCGGGATGTCGCGCATCTTCTTGCCCTTGTATTCTTTCCACTCAATCGGGAAGATGAAGTCGAGCGCGTCTGTATCCGTGCCGTCCCACTTCGCGCCGATGGGCGTGTGTTCGTCCTCGGCCTTCGGTTCCGCCTTCTTGGGTTCTGGCTTCGGCTCGGCCTTTGGCGTGGCTTTCTTCACCGCTGCTTCCCCGTCATCGTCCTCATCCGTGGACAACGCGAGCAACGCCGAGACGCCGTACCGACGCCCGTAGGTCAACGCCGACCCCACGCCTTGCGCGTCCTGCTTGCTCACGGGAACCGCGACCACGTTGCCGATGTACTCGCCCGACGAATGGATGAGCCACGTTTCGACGTTGAACCCCGTGGTCTGCTCGCTCGCGCCCTGCACCACGGATAGGCCGTGTTTGGCGAGGGTCGGACGGATCGTGTCAAGAATCGCGTCGAGCGTGGCGTAGCGGTTCTTGAAGTGCGGGTTGGTGCGGTCCTTCGTGATGCTGGTCATTTCGGCCTGCGCTTTGGCGAGCGCGTCTGACAACTTGCCGATGTGTTCCGAGTGCTGCATCCCTACTCCGGTGCTGGATAGTTACAGGGGTGTCCGCCCCCTGCGGCGGTCGTGCGGCTACGCTTTCACTTTCGGCTTCGGCGGTTCCTTGCGCCACTTCTTCCAGTTGTTCTCGTACCACCATTGCGCCCTGTTGCCGTTCCAACTGGCGAGGACGCGCCTCCCTTCGCGGTCAACTTCCTTCACGTACACAGGCCAACACGCTTCCCGCGTCATTGTCGTGTTGCCCATCTTCTGACGCCCCACTTGCCAGACCTGCGGGAGCGTGGCGAGATAGTCGAGCGTCATCGTCCCGTCTCCGTCTCGGGCATCCGGGCCCGTGCCGCCGCGAGAAAGTCCCGCGAATCTTCGAGCGCGTTCATCGTCATCAAAATCCGGTGCCGTGAGGCCGTCGTGTCCATCGCCTCGGGGATGCCCTGCAACAACGTGCCTGCTTCTGTGAGCGCGTCCGCGATAGCGTTCTGGGCGGCGTCCCAGTTGAGTGCTTGGGCTTCCGTCACGGCTTCACCGCCTTCACGAACAAGTCCACGTAATACCGCGCCTTCTCCGTGTTGTTGTTCTTCGCGATATCCAGAGCTTGCGCGACCAACACATCCCGTCCGTCGAGGCGGTCTTTGTGCGAGGCGTCCGATGCTTCGTCCACCAAGCGGGAGCGCGTGACGCTATACTTGTTCCCCGTGTTGCGGTGGTGGTTGCCGTAGTCCGAGCGGCGACACGTCCAGCCGTCCTGCTCGTACTGCTCCCAACCCCCCTTCGGCAACTTGTCGCCAATCGCGCCGTCAATGCTGATGGTGTCCGTCTCAAGATGTTTACCAATCGCTGACTCGTTCACCAAACGGATGAGCGCGGTGACCTCACCACTGCCCGTCACAAGATTGCCAAGCGAGAGGGGATTCAACTCCAACTCAAACACTCGCGCTCCGCTCGTCACATCGTTGACCTCTAGCACGATGATAGGCGCGACGGCGGCGTTGTTGGACATTACGGCAAGACGCGCCGTAGCCCGAAAGTTCTGCTTACTCATCGTCACTTACCTCGGCTGAGTGGCGGGGGGCGTCCGCAAGAACCGGAAAGGGTTGCGCGGTCAACTGCGTGGGCGTGGGCACCTCTTGCCCCACGTGCCACTCGTTGCCGTTCCCCGAGTCCTTGAAGGTCACCACCACCGAGCCGTCAGGACGTTGCCAGTAGATGCGCGTCACGGAATACGGCAGGCCGTCTGCCAAGTAGCTTGTGCGCTCCAAGTGCAAAAAGCGGTCGCGGGTCACGGCGTCATAGGAGCGGTCAGTCATTGGTGACGTTCCTCGCACGTTCAGCCAGCCACTCTGCCACGCTTGCCGTGTTCGTGGAATCGTTAGACCACGTTGAGCGAGCGACGGCGCGATGCGACTCGTACACGGCAACACACGCATCCAAGCCGCCAGAGCGCACCGCTTCCTCGTACTCCGTGCGGTAGTCGCCATTCAGAATCAGCCACGCGCCGCCCTGCTCAATGCGAAGCGCGGTTTCATCCGAACCCTTGTCTCCCGCGAATACTCCGCTTCCCTCGAACGGGGCCGGATTGTACGACAGATAGAACCCGTCACACTCGATGACATAGTTCGAGCCGTTCGGGTTCTTCTCGAATACTGCGCTGCCATTCTCCATCTCTTGCTCCGTGTTGGGTGAGTCCTACGCCGTGAACACTACGCCCACGGGGTGCGGCTTGTCAATGGGTGGCGGAAAGATTCTTGGTGACGCTGAATCTGTCCTTAAGCGAAGGCGTGGGCGCGGTCTTGGCTTTCCAGCGTTCTGCTCGCGCCTGTCTCGCCGCTTTCTTCTGGGCGCGTTCCGCCAGTTTTTGATCGCGGAGTCTTGCCTTGCGTTCCTGCTTCTGGGCTTTCGGTGCGCGGCAGAGAATGTAGGGACGCCCGTGGGCTTCCGCGTGGCAGATGCTACACAAGACTTGCAGCATCTCCGGTGTCTCGGTGCCGAAGATGCGCGGGTAACGGTTGTGGTGGACGTGTAGATGCTCCGTCCCCTTGCACCACTCACACGTCCAGTTGGCGCGAAGCAGGGCGGTGCCACGGATGGCCTTCCACATCGTCGTCTTGAGGTATCGCTTGTAGTCCGCGAACCGCTCGGCACGTTCGGCCTCGGTGAACTTGGGCCTAGCCATTCGACTTGCCGGACTTCAATGCGTCCAGAATCGCCCGCATCTGTTCTGGACTTGCCATTGGTTCAGCGGGAGCCGCTGCCCCCCCAAGGGGCTGCGCGGCGACCGCGCTGGCTCCTGAACTGCTTTGCTCTGCTCTGAACTGCTCTGAACTGCTGGCTAGGGTTTGCTTAGCATTGCTAGCTTTTGCTAGCCCACCCTTCCGTCCAGCGTTGGCTCGCTTGACGCGAAAGGCGTCATCGTCTGACCGCTCTGCTTCAAGGCGTGGGCTGGTCATATACATCCCGTCGAGTCCGTCAATCGGCTTGAACAAGGGTCGGATATTGGGCCACGCTTCGGCCATCACCCCACGTGGGCAGTCCGCGATTTCGGCGAGCTTCTCGGGGTCGTCGGGGATGCTGCCTTCCACCCAACACTCGTCCAGTAGCTCGCGGTAGATGCCACGCTCTTGCCACGACAGACGCTGGACGCGGCGGCTAGCGCGGTAGTCGGTGACGTACCAGCGCAGGTAGGGTAGGGGTTTGTTGCGTTCAGCCATAGGTGCCTCAAGGGGGATTGTCGGAAACGGGACGGCGGGGGAGACCGAGAGTAGGCCCCCGCTTGGTGCAGGGGTCTATCTCACGTCAACATCCGTAAACATTGGGTTATCGCCCTTCACCCGCTCCGCAGCCATCTGTGCGTACTCGGGATTCAACTCGCACAGAATCGCGTTGCGCCCCAAACGATCGGCGACGAGTCCCGTTGTTCCTGCCCCACCGAACGGGTCCAGCACAATGTCTCCGGCCTTGCTCCCCGCTTTGATGCAGGGTTCGATAAGGTCTGGTGGGAACGTGGCGAAGTGTGCGCCTTTGTAGGGGGAGGTCGGGACGGTCCAGACGGTGCGCTTGTTGCGCTGTCCGTTATCTAACCTTCCTTCACCATTGACCAAACCAGTCTTTCCTTTTCCGTGCCGAGTCCCTGCTCCGCTCGCGTCAGACGCCTCAGCTTGCGCCTCTTGGACGCGAGTGCTTCTGCCGGAGTGTGCGGCTAACGTCGAGTCAGCGTACGGCTCCGCAATCGCGTCAGCATCGTAGTAGTACGAGGCCGACTTCGTGAGCAGGAACAGGTACTCGTGGCTCTTGGTCGGCCTATCCGTCACGCTCTCCGGCATCGGGTTCGGCTTGTGCCAGATAATGTCCGAGCGGAGATACCATCCGTCCGCCTGCAACGCGAACGCCACGCGCCACGGGATACCGACCAAATCCTTCGGCTTCAAGCCCCAGTCAGGCCGTGCGTATTCGCCAATAGTTGTGCCGCGATTCGTGCCTTGTTTCGCGTCTCCACGGTCGGACGGCGTTCCGTCGCCCATAAGCCCGCGCCCGCTTCCGGCGTAGCTATCCCCAAGATTCAGCCACAGCGTCCCGTCATCCCGCAACACGCGCTTAACCTCACGGAACACCGCCACCAACTCCGCTACAAACGCATCTGGCGTCTGCTCTAGGCCGATTTGATCGGCCATCCCATAATCACGTAGGCCGAAGTACGGCGGGGATGTCACGCACATCTGGACGCTCTGCTCCGGCAACTCACGGAGGCGGGTCCGGCAATCTCCTACCAAGATGCGAACGGCCATAGACGCACGAAACCCTAGTGGTCCGGTGAGAATCTTCCGCTCGGTTCAGAAGCGAAAGGGCGTCCGGCACAGCTAGGGTTCGTGATACACTGGCGACAGGATTCTCAGCCCCACGCGCCAATCAGTTACCCCCAATATGGCGTCCCCGCCACACCCGCGCAAGCCCCACGTGGTGCGTCCGCGCCACACGTCAAGCCCCAGTTTCGCGCCCCAGCAATGACACTTCTATGCTACATTGTGGCGCGTTTCGCGGGGCAATGCCGCTTCTAAGTACCAAAATGTTAGCACTTACCGCGCAATGCTGCCGATAAGTACCAATATACAAGTAGTTATATATCTACCTCTTGAGCCGCGAATCCCGCGAGAAGGGGTATCCCGCTACCCCGTAACACGGCCACGTGACCAAACTTGGCCACGTTAATGACGCGCACCGCACCAGATTGTCGCGCTCGTGGTGTATTCGTCGCGCAAACGCACCAACGTCCCGCCACCAGTGAAGGCAACGGGACGCGATGGACCGCGTGTGACCTAGCTCGCGCAACCCCCTCGGGGTCTTGTCAGTCTCGCGGCACCCTTCACGCTACCCCACCAACGCAAAACGCGCAACCCCTTGTAGACCGCCGAGGGTTACGCGCTTGCTACTCTTTCACAATCAGGTTCCTAGTTTTCCGCTTGCGCGGCCCCAACACGGAAACTTTCTTGCGGAGAGGTGCCTACAATGTTGCCCCGTTCGCGCCCCGCGTCAAGCGTCACAGTCGCCTATTGCGCGGAACGCCCGACACTTCGGACACGGCCCCAGACGCCACGAGTGCTTATGCTTGCAACGCGGCGACATCTTCTGCACGTCCCACGCAAGCAACAGGCCGAACCCGAACACCAGTAGCCCCAACACCGCGAACAGGCCCACCAAGATTTTGATAGCGAGCGTCATCCCGTGAACCCGATATGCTTCTTCCGCGCTTCCTCGGCGTGGTCATCGTCCGAGTATTCCCCGAGTGGCCCCCGTGGACACCCCCCGCGTCCTGCACCAGTTCCTCGTAGCCCCGCTTCACTAATCGCCGCGCCGCGTCCAGCAACGCCGCAGCCACGTAGGGCGCGTCCGTCGCGTTCACGTTCGGGATTTCGATAGTCAGCCCGTTGCGGTGGAGGGCCACGTTCGCCGTCTTGTCCGCGAGGTGGTTCTTGGGTTTCCGTTTCTTCGCCGCCATTACTCCTCCGGTTCCCCAAGTGTATCATCCGAGAACACCCCCTGCACCATACGCCGAATCACTTCTGCGCTCGGAGCCAGCCGCCCATTACACCACGGGCAAAGCGTCCACGGCACGTTCGGCGTCCGGCAATCCAGCCAGTACCACCCCGTATGCCGCCACACGAACGTCCCCTCCACAATTGCCCGTAAGCGGTTCTGGCAGGCCCGAGGCGCGTCCGCGCAACAAGTGTGGCTCATACCCGAAAGGTCGTTCCTGAGGCATCTGGGCGCAAGCACGGCGGCATTTCAGGGGGAGGCCCGCGCTTCTCGTCCAGCACCACCCAACGGGCGACCGCCAGATTGTAGGCCACGAGCGGGTCAGTGGGGTCAGCCATCGGTGCCCCGGCGCGGGGCGCGGTTCAAGTCCGGTGACCAGCTATCGGTTCCCGCCACCATCCCGCCCTTGTGGTAGCGGAACGCCTCAATCGTGCGGGGAGCGGTGTTGAACTTCTCCTCGGCGTGGTACTTATCCGGCGTGGCGAGCGAGTCCATCGTGCGAACCACCACCCCGTCAATCGTCTGAATCGCGGCCTTCCCGTGAAGGTGTCCCGTCAGGAACTCCTTGACGATAGCCGTCCCCCACTCCACTTCGCATTGCGAACTCATC